GGTCTACTTGAACCATTCCTTGAATTCCGCCATCTTCATCCATCATCCATCGAAATAAAGTTTCTTGAGCGCGGATAGGCATTTTGCGCCAGCCGATACGACCATCATTAAATTTAGATTTACGCTGAGGGTCTTTACTGTCTCCCTCGCGGACTTTGTAAACAATTTCGTGGTATGAGAAACCAAAGACCAACATTGAAAGCATCTGAGATAGAGCAGAGTCCCAAGACTCGCTCATATCATGTAAACAAGATTCTACGAACGCCGCGACTTCTTTATCTTCAGGAGAAATCTCTCCATCTTTAGAATCATCAGAGTAAGGGTCGATACGCCATTCAAGACGAGTAATAACTTTTTCGATTGCGAATAACATTGAGCCGATAGTCGGGTCGTTGTCCGCCATCTCTCGATAGATTCTTGCACCGCGTTGTCCGCGGAGATTAACTAGAAATTCTTCAAAAATGGTACCGCCTGAACGACGCAGACCAGTAGAGCCGAACTCCTGTAAGTCGGGCGTTATATTCTCAGCCATCTAACCCTCTACTCTTTGGTTGCTAATCCTACGACGATTGCGATTGCCTGTTCTTGGTTAAATCCCGCCTGTACTAACTCCGAAAACAATTCGTGAGTTTGAATAGCAAAAGCCCCCAAAACAGACACGACACCTTCACTATTGGGTGAAAGGTTATCGTACACCCGTCGATTATACCGCTAGGCGAATTTAGCCTTTTTATTCTCCGTCTAGGACAAACTCAAAAGAGTTAAGTCTTTTGTTAGTAATGTCCAAAGAAGATTTCAAAGCCAATTCTCTGTCGCCAACCTGAGCGAATAGACGGTTTTCTAGTTCGCCACCGATTGCATCAAAACGACGGAAGTAGATGTTGTAAGGCAAAGCATTTTCCTGAATGTTTAATTCAATCTCGATATACTCTTTTAGAGCAATCTCTTTTGAGATAAACGGTTTGCCATTGGAATCAACAACTACTTTCGCACCTGCTAATTCCTTTGTGAAGAAATCAGTCCAAGCCATTTACAACCCCTTTCGAGAGTTTATTAACCCTAATAATACTACATCAGGGTTAGAAAGGAAACGACTCAGGAGCCTCGGGTTCTTTCTTCCATGTCGGAGCGCTCCAAGGGTCTACCTCGGTGTCGCCCTCAGCATTACGGCGGACATCGACTACTTGAACTGTATGGCGCTTTAAGTCCACGCCAACATTAAATGCGGTCACGGTCATCTTGCCTTTTTTCTCACCCGTGGTTTTGTCGTCCCAAGATTCCCATACTGCGGTTCCTTGAATGATTACGCCCATTCCCTTTTTCAAAGAATCGGCAACATTTTCTGCGAGTTTGTTCCAGCACTTAATTGACCATGGAGTGACATCGGTATTTTCCCAAGTGCCATCAGGTTTCTTTTGTGACTTAGATGAAATGATTGTGAAGGTTGCCATTGCTTTACCGTTAGGGGTAAAGCGCAACTCAGGGTCGTTGGCTAGGTTTCCTGCTATTGCTATTGCGGTCATGCTATGTGCCTCTCATTCGATATTGGTTTGGCGATTATGTTTAGTTTTTTTCTTATTCTGTCGCGTTCTTTAGTAGATGTTCCACCCCAAATGCCGACTACTTTGTAATGTAACGCATAGGTCAGACATTCTGTTTTCCATACGCATCCATTACAAATCTTCTTTGCTTTCTTGTTTTCCTCCGTTATCAAATTCTTCTCGGGGAAAAAGTAATCCGTCTCCAAGCCCCAACAACTCGCTCCCTCGAATTTCCAAGGCATCAAAATTTTCTTCATCAAGTTCCTCTCCGACAAGTAGGCGATGGGGGGAAGAGGCGTCTAACTTAGCCAAAACTCTTCCGTTGCGCCATACCTTGCCGCCAACAATCCCGTCATAGAAATTTGGCTTAGGCTGTACTAGAGATTCACACTCTGTCCAAAAAATACAAGTAGAACAATAATTTAACGCGGGTTGTGCTAAATCCAAATTGAATTGGTCAAACAGCCAAGGGTCGGCTTCCCGACATGGCGCTTGAGATGTAAATGAACCCATGTATAAAGGTTATCTTGAGACTTCTTGATTACTGGTGATTGGAACATCTTTGCGTGTCGCCCAATCTCCGAATCGCTCCCTAATTAAATCGTTGAGCAGTTGCAATCTTTCTTCTTCAATCTTCGCTTGGTTTATCTCTGAGTCCGACATCATCATTCCCCTCCCAATTTTTTAATCCATGATGAACCAATCCGAGGTGACGCCAATCAGGATTTTGGTCGTCAGCAAGTGTGAGCGTCCAATAATCTTTGTCGCCCTCTCCCATCCATTCGGATACGAGAACCCATCCTGTACAGATTGCTGGTTCAACAAAGGCGATGCGCCCGATTTCGGCGAGCGCATCGTCTATTGCTGAAGGTTTCTTATGCTCTTCTTGATTTCCCATTCAGGGAGGTTAGTACCAAAAATTTCTTTCCCAAAAGCGCCACGCCGAGCAGGGATTCGAATATCGAGATTCGATATAGATGAGTCCGCGCTCTACTTGTTCCTCGACCTTGAGGTCAGGATTTAGTCCAAGTATTTGTGGGATTCCGCCAGCGTGAAGTTTTTCTCCATTTTGGTATACGGGTTGTTTGTTATACGCATTAGGGCGCCAGTTTGATTCCTTAGTCCACAGCGATAGGAGACATTCCCATTGCGTAGGTGTATCCCAACCGTAAGCACCGAGACGCTTTTGAGCGAATTCTTTAGATGCTTCAGGTGTGCGCTCCACCAGTATTGGTTTCATTACTGGTGTTTCACTTGCTTGCTTAGGAGTGAACACTTAATCGTTACTGGTTGTAACGCTTCTATGTTGTCAGTATCGGACTGACCTCACTTTGGCTAGTAGGTGTTTTGCGAACCTGATTTAAGGGTACATCATGAAGATGAATGACTGTCAATAGTTGGGCGTTCGGTGGCGGAGCGATGAAAGTTACGCTAGAGAGAGGACGGACGCGCAACAGGCGCTACTACGCCACCGAACTTGGGTACCCGTAGGAAATGATACCCGACGCATAACCTTGAAAGGTTAAGTGATTATGCGACTCACTCCGTCAATCTAAGAAGAGACTGACGGAGTGAATTCTTTTAGTTAGTCGAGGCGACTTCCAGCGCTCGCGTTGATTCCGTATTTTCTTAGAACCTCAGCGAAAGCACCAGCGAAAGCGCTCTTGCGGTCAATGCTCTGTCCGAATTCACGAACCCAAACTTCGTAACCGCCGTAATAACCTTTGTGTCCAGCATCAATGCTTTTTAAGTAAGTCACGAAAGCACCTCTCGCTGGAGAAATGTTTATCCAAGCGAATCCGCAAAGACCCTCAAGGACATAAGTTTTCTTTGAGTAATCAATTTCGTTACTCAATCCGATTGCGTCACCAACAATAAACTTTGGGACACCGACTTCTTTGCCAGCCTTAAGACCAGCCTCGTAAGCCTCTTTGTAAATGCGAGCGCACTCGCGCTTGCCCAGTTTTTTAACTGGCGCTTCAACTACTTGAGTCATGATTCCTCCTCTCAGGAACAAGACCAGTATACCCTACTGGGGTTAAGAATTCAACTTGAACGCTTGAGCCTTTTTACGGGCGCGTCGCTTATCAGCCTCTTCAGATAGCACCTTGTCCAACTGCGCTCGCCGAATTGCCCTTAATGAGCCTTCAGAGACCCGTAGGGGCTTGTTTCGCCCTAGGCGTGATAGTAGATTCATCCAAACCACTTCCCGCTCTCTATTGACCCCACAATGCCAAAAGCAAGCAGGATAAAAAATACGAAGGCGATGCCCTCAGCGTTCTCAGCCCACTTTCGACCCTTGGCGCTCAAGCGGACTCCTCTTCTCGAACATACTCGCTCGATGTAACTTGTCTCGTTCATGCTGTCCTCTCTTTGATTCGTCGAACTACACCATAAGCCTGAAGTGAAGCATCTGCCTCGCATCTAAAGCAATACGGTTTACCTTGGATAAAGGTAATTCTGAATTCGCTATTGCAGGTATAACATTTCATTATTTAACCCCCCATATAACTTCTGTCTCACCGCGGACTGTAAGTAGTGCCACGATTTCTGACTTTGGAATCTTCCTCTCCAAGATGATTCCTTTCTTGCCAAATCGATTGGCAAAAAATTCTGCTTTGGATTTATCTAGTGTCCAAGATAATCCGTTCTCGTTTAATCCTTTTTGGCAACCTCGATAAATAGTTACCTCATCAGCAAGCGAGCGCAACAACTGGTCGTCCTCTTCGTTCATCATGTAATGACGGTCTCGACGGTCAGCGGTAAGTAACTTCTTCCAATCCTTAAGATAGGCATACTGGTTTTCTGTATCTACCCAAACTTGAGTAAGAAGTCTCCAGTAACCGACATCGCCTAATTGCTTTTGAATATCTTTGAAGGCTTCGACTCTGTATGGGCGCTCATGTAAAAATACATATTGGTTGTAATGCCAAGACCCAAGCGCTTCCTTAACTGCTTTTAATTTTTGAGCATACTGAGCATTAGCGCTACCGTTTGAACGGAATGGCACTTGATAAACAAGTGGATGGCGCAACATTTCCCATTCACCCTTGCTTCTTTCCATGTATGGAACAAGGTCAGGATGAAGTGGCTCGCTATGTTCAGCGACTAACTGAGCCATTAAATCTTCTACTTGGTTCATTGGTTCCCCCTCTTCTTGTACTTATTTTGCAGTATTTTCAACTGCTGGTCAAATGACACGCCGTTCTTCTCAGCAAGACTTTGGCAGATGATGTCCGCCTTCTCTTTGCTCTTAGCAATCTTTTGCTCTTGCTCCAAGATTGATTCAGGGCTGTGTGGTGTTCCGTCGAAGTAGTGAGTGACAACTTCTACTTTCCATTGAAGATTGAACCACTCTGTAACCGCTGAGCGCTCTGTCTTGATGACCTCTGTGTATTTTCCATCCTTGAAGTAAAGGAACTCACCGCTCTTTGTTGGAGCGTTTGCCTTTTCCTTTGCGATTCGCTCAGCCTTCTTTGCGTCGCGCTCTGCTTTTGCTTGAGCCTTAGCAACTTTGTCCGCTGTGACGATTCGTGATGGACGATTCAAAACTTCTGCTGGAGCGCTTGGATAACAAATTGTGCAAGCATCTTGACCAGCATCCTCAACGATTGTTTTCTCATCGTCGTTGCTGTACTGGATTAACCAGTTGTAACGAGTAGTTGGGAAACAAGTATTGCAATCCATTGAACTGTGAACATGACCGTTGCTGTTGATTACTAAGAACGCTCTTGTCCATGGGTCTTGGTTGTAAATCTTGTTTAACTTTGCAATCTCGATATTGACCTTGCCAATTTCCAACTTAATCTTTGCAACCTTCTCAATAGATTCTTGAATCTTTTCTACTGAAGTTGGGTAATACTTTTCGTAAAACTTAACTGAATCTTCAGCACTCTCTAACTTGCTGACCAAAGACCAACGCTTGTCGTACCAAGATGATAACTCTGTATCAATCTTGACCGCGAACTCTTTTGTCACGCTCATTGGGTCTCCTCTCATTTACAACCCCAGTTTAGCATGAATTTGGCGATTGGTACAATTAGCCCTATTCGTGTCCCCGTGTCCCCGTGACCCCTGTTCAAAGGGTCAAAATTGCGCTCGTTTCGGGTTCTAGCCGTCTGTGTCTTGGTCTTTTGGTGGACTTTCCTGCCCACCGACT